CACTAATAGTTACACGACCTGTTCGTGGGTCTTTATCAACAATCAAGTTGTCGTTTCCACCACGCGAGGCAAAACCGTCTGTTGATTTAGCCTTTGCAACATCCTGTGGGCGCTCATCTCTGCCAAAGAAGTTGAAACTGTCCTCATCGGTCGCCTTGCGAGCCGTCTTGAGTTTCTTTAGGGCATTGATGTGCTTACCCTTGCTTTTTACTGCGGCAAGTTCTTCAACCTCATCCATGGTGACATCTGAGTAGACATACCAACCAGTGTCGCGTGAATCATCGTAACCGTCTTTAGCAAGATCAAGGATTTCTGCTGGCGATGAAAGTCCGCCCCTGTCCCTGCTTTCCTCTGTGGCTTTTTCAATCCAGTTCTCTTGCTCTGCTTGGCCGAGCTTGTCCCACTGCTTACCTTTTTGAAAACCAACCATCAAGTCTTTGCTGTTGTCGTCGTAGAGAATTCCAGTTAGTGCTTCGCTCCTTGGTGTGCGCACTCTGTGTAGTGAAGCAAAACCATCGCTCGCACCGACCAGTGCTTCGGCTTTGTCCGGTGCATCAACATCCGGTGCCTTCTTGCCGTTATCCAAGCCTCCGAACAACTTGCGGAGGTTGGGCGACTTTTCCAGCAAATGGTTTAGTGCTGCTTGGGCATCCTTGAATGCTCGCTTGAGCGCATCTGGGTCATCTGTGAGTAGTTTCAGCCAACCTTTGATGTAGGGGGCATGATCTTGGCGGAAGGGAGCCTCAATGCCGTGTGCGGCAAGAAGCATTGCTGAACCAATTTCAGCAACAAGTTCTTCGTATGCACGAGTCTGTTTGTCGGTTCCGTAATTCGCAACGCTCGGCCTATTGAGGCGACTTGCACCACCAGTCCAGTGAACGGTTTCGTGTGCGAGGGTTGAACTCCACTCAAGCGGACTTGTACCCTTTGCAAACTCGGGCATTGAGATGTAATCCCCAGTCGGGCTGTAATGCGGTGTGTCATTCTCGGTGCGAACATCTATTCCGAGCTCGGCGATTGTTGTGTCAAGTATTGCAATGCGTTGCTCTTCTGGTAAATCTGCCTGAATTGCCCTAAGTGCTTCGTCTCCACCATCTGCTTGGTCAATGTTGAATACGGTGGTGCCACGGAATTTGACGAACTCTTTTACATTTCCTTCGTCATCCGTAACCTTGACCAATTGTGGTCTAAGAATAGGTACACCTTTTTCACCTTTGCGAACTTGGGCACCACGGGCTTGTAGTTGATTGAATCCTGCGTATCTTCCGGTCTTGTAGTTCTCGCCTTTTGCGCGCAACATCAACCAAAATGAATTGAATCCCCTGTATGGTTTACCAGTAGTTGCGTTGATCGGAAGCGAGTCGTTTCGCCACGATGGCTTCCATGTTGCTGGGTCGGCAGTTTCTAGTTCGGCAAGCAAGCGTACTCTTACGCCCTCAACGAGTTCATCAAGTTTTTCTTGTTTTACTTCTTCGTTGCTACCCTTGCTGGCGAAACCAAACGGTTCATCCTGACCCTCTTCGTCAGCATCTGGAACATCAAATCCCCACATCTTCCAGTACTTGTCAAGAATTGCATCAAATGCTTTGGCGCCTTTGCCATCCTCTGGGTAAGAACCACGATCAACACGTTCTTTTTCTCTCTGTTTTGCTTGCTCGCGGCGATACTCAGCATCGTCTGGTCGGGAACCCAGTCGGCCACCGCGTCCACGTTCTGCTCGGCGCTCATTGCCACCTCCCGATGCAAGGCCACTTGACATTTCGTTTTCGTCATCTACTATGGATTGCAGATCGTCAAGGAATGTTTTATATTTTGGATTTTTATATCCATACTCCATGAGTGCATCTCTAAGTGTTTCAACGACTGAGTCTGGGTCATCAACAACGGTGTTGCTGTCACGCATTGCTGTGTCTCTCTCTTTTTGAGACATTTCTTTCCAGTTCTGCCGTGCATAATCCCTGAAGTTCACAGAAAGATTGCTGGCATTGCCATAATCGTCCGTGTCGTCACCGAGGACATCCAAGAGACCGTTTGTTTCTACACCAGACAAATCACCACGAGCAAATTTCTTAACTTTTCCAACCTCGTCAGAACGGCGCTTTCTTTCAGCATCGGTTCGTAACTTCGTGGCTGCTCTTCTTTCACCAAGTTTTACATCACGCAATTCAAGCAATTTGTCCACAAACTGCTCAATGGTGAGTTCATCGTCGTCAAGGAAATCGCTTCTCTCTTCGTCGCTGAGACGATCCCAACCATTCAATCCTTCGTATGCCTTTTCATAGGAACGCTTTGATGGCTGTTTGTCGCCACCTCTCCAACCATCACGACGAGCAACTTCCATCAATACTTCTGTGGTCGTGAACGGATCTTTACCACTAGATGCAAAGCCTGGGACGGGAGCATCTTCGCCGAATTCTTCTATGTACTGCTCAAGGGCTTGGTCAACTGCAGAATCAGCCTGTCTATCAAGGTCGCGCTCTCTTCTTCTTTCGGCAAGTACTTCGGCACTCGGCTCATCGGTTGATCTACTTACTGGCTTCGGCTTGTCGGCCTCTGGAACCATGTCAGCAGGCATCTCTCGTTTTGCTGGCGGAACAAATTCTTGTCCAAATGTTTCAGAGTAGGAAGCGCGACGTTGGAAGTCATGGGAGACCTTGAGCAAATCTTCGTCAATCTTTTCTTTCTCTGCTCCAGTAGCTTGCCTGCGAGCGTTTACTAATTTGTTTCCCTCTACGGTGAGGTCGGCTGCCGACATATCCCAATACTTGGCTACACCTTCATTCTCTGGACGCCTATTAGCCAAGAACGCAAGATCTTCACGCGTTTCTGGTTCCATCATTCCCGATGTCAAAGCATCGTTGCGTTGCGCCCGTGTCCAAGTGTTTTTATCCTTGGGCAACTTTGGTGTTGTTTTTGGCTTATCAAGAAGTGAGTCCCCACTGCGCTTGCGACCACGGACATCGGGAAGGTCAAAGCCTGCCTTTTTGATTGGAATGTATGGGCGTTGGAATGTGCTGCCGTCTTGTACGAATCCGTCTCCGTCGCCGTCAAGTGCGTAAGGATTAAATGTTTGTGCGAGGTCACGAACTTTTCCGATGGATTGACCAATCGTTGCTCCAAGTGCCTTCACGGCATTTTGAAGTGCGTCAAGTGCATTTGCGGTCAACAGACCATCAATAATGATTCCCTTTGAACTTGGTCGACCAGCCAACTTGTGGTGGCGCAAAACAGGATTCAGATAATCCCTTGCTTCCGACATGTAAGACTCTGGCAACTCAATGAGGTGTGATACATCTGATTTCTCAAATGGAACAGCACCATTGTTGCCAAACAAATTCATCATTTCTTGCTGGTCGTCGTTGCGATATGCAATACCGCCGTTCGGAACCACAACTGGTTCGCCAGGTTTCTGCTCAATGTTCTGCATGGGTTGTGGTCGTGGTGCCTCGGCCTGATATGGCTCTGGTTTTCCAAACATGTAAAGATTTCCCTCTTTGTGATATGGAAGCCGATACATGGAGGCTTGGCCATCAGAGGTGGTGCGTCGGAATACAACAATATTTTCTGTTGCATTCATAACTTCAATTTGCGAACCAGTTCGATCCGTGAGTTCTGCTTGCAGTGTGTTTTTGTCTGGCTGTCCCAGTTCGCGCGACATTCCTTCTGCGAACGGGTTGTCAGTGCTTGATTCATCTTGTTGGTTGTTAGATGCAGCCACAACAACGATTCTTGGCATCTGATCCATCATTGGCATCATCGGCATACCTCCACCCTGCATAGGGATGATTGGCATGTGGCCTTTTTCGTCTGCCTTAATTGAGATTGTTCCGGTCAACTGATTCGCACCATGGAGAACTGGAGACACCTCGTATAGTTCTAATTCTTTTAGAACGTTTGCTTGCAGGTTTGGATCAAATATGGAGTCAATGGTTTTGTATCCGATTGACCACTCTTGGTCTTCGCCAAAAAACGCAACTGTAGCGAATGCTTCTTTCCCTTTTTCGGACTGTAAGTTGAATTGGACTTTTGCATAGAGGCCGCCGATACCAGCATTTCGCATTTTGGCGGGCAGGCGAGAATCCCCAACTGGAACCTCAAACATCTCAAGAACTTTTCCGATTGGGTCATTCCATGAATGTCCCCAAACAACTCGCGGCTTTCGTCTCATTAAACTTTTAGCAAAAGCACCAGTTACGACGATGTCACCAACGGAATCTTTGTTTCCGATTCCAGCGACAAAGCACTCAACTATTCCTTGTGCTTGGTCAACATTTACTTGACCACTATTGCCTGATTTGAAAAGAAGATTGTCCATCATCCTGCCTTGTGTGTAGCGTGCTCAGCAATGATAAACCAGTACTAGTGGGGTTTACAGCAACTAATAATATCAATTCAGTAATTACTATATCTAATTACTAAATTGACTCCAGAGCGATGAGGTCACATGAGATGTGATGGCGTATCTGTCTTTGGCATCAAGTTGCGCATAACTTTCAATTAGCGTTTCTTTGAAAGAAGCCAACCTTGAATCGTCACCATAGAAACCGAGGGCAGACTTGATTGCTGTTCCTATGTCTTTTTCAATCTGCTGATTGAGGGTTTGCAGTTGAACGAGGCTTTCGGTAGAGGCGACAACCATGTCTTTCTTGTCTGGCTTAGGAAGTCCAGCCGTTTCGGCGGCATCTTGAATGATGGCGAACAGGACTGGTCTGACATCATCCTCTAACTGTTTCTGCCAAACATCCATGTTGAATACTGACTGAACATCCATTGTTCCAGCCGATAGAGCCTTCTTTGTTTTTGCTCCCATGGATTTCTCCATCACGACCCTCTGCTGACGCTCAATAACCCTCTCAAGTGATCGTCCAAGAATTTCGGACCATCTCTCAATTGATCTTTCAGTGTCAGCCGTCTTGACTTCCATTGGCACTTGACCAATCGGTGCTTCTGCCGCCGTTGCCATTGGAACGTCTGTGGCTCCCGATGGATTTGCCTGCTGCATCGCTGCGGCGATTGCTCCTGCCATCGTGTCTGGCTCTGCGCCTCCCGGTGGGGCTGGTGGTGCCCCTGGTGGTGCCTCAGCACCTGGCATACCTGGTGGCATAGCTTCGCCACCCATTCCGGGAACAGCACCCTGAGGTGGCCCGCCAGCCATCATTGGTGGCGACTCCATCTTCTTTTTGGTGTTGCCGATAGGCGTGAGGTTTGGATTCATCAACAACGAATCAGCGAGGTCAGAGTCAACAACTTTGCGTCCACTGCCAAGTCGGTATTCGTTGAGACTGATCAAACCACGAGAAAACTCATCACTGAGGTATCTTTCTCGCTCTTGCTTGTAAAGCATCAGTACTGGTACTTCTCTAGTGTCAAAGTCAACGTAATTGACATCATCTAGTTCGTCTAAAGACCTGGCTATTGGCTCAAGGTGGGGAAGCATTGTTTCTGTCCAGAACACTCGTATTTCGTCAGACGCGTTTGAGAATGTGCGACCAGAAGCATTTCCAATAACCGTTTCAGGAACACCAAACGAAGCAAGTATTTCTTCTTTGGTTATTTGCCTCATTTGGATGTATGCAGCATCCCGTGGTGAAGCACCGACATCCACGTATTCGGCACCATCGTCTGCAGCGAGTACCGTTGTTTGCCCAGCCCGAGATAAGTTCCCCCTGAACCTATTTTTCAGTTCTTCCTTGTCTTCGTCATCAAGGTGTCCGCGAACAACAAGCAAACCACCAGGTCTGCCATCATTCATTAGGAAGTTTCTGTTATAAAGTTTGGCAAAGTTCTCAATCTCAATAGCCACACCAGCCGCTTCCATTGGTGTCATTGAGAGGTACGGATCAAGCGGGTGTGGTCGACGAATCCAAACCACATCCTCTGGCCTCAGCGTGACTATCCGTCCTTGCGGAAGAGATACTTCATAGCCAGAAACAAATTTCTTTGCATCTGGTATTGGAGCAGTTGATTGGGGTGGGAGCAAATTCAAGCCGATGATTCCACCGTCTCGACCTCTCACTTTTTCAATGAAAACACCACGCGTTCCGAGCAACAACTGCGCCGAGATTCTGTACCTAAATATGAAAGCATTTTCGCCAATATTTGATTTCGTGTTCAAAACTTCAAGCAGTGATGATTTTCCCATTTTGTCGTCAGAAAGAATCTGACCGTCTGGGGAATTGTCCTTGCGAAGAATTATGGGTAATCGTGCTTGATTACCAGCAATTACGTCAATACAGCGAGCCACCCAAGTAACGCGTTGCATTCCCTCTCGGTATGCGCGTTCAATGTCCCATGAGTCTTTGTATGACTTTCCAACAAATCCAAGATTTTGAGCAATAGGTGCTCCGGGCCCAACGAGTGCCTTGCTCCCGCTTCCGGCAACAGATTTATTTGTGTATGTGTTCCAAGCCATTAATTACTCAAGTCCAAGGAGGAGTCCGACCAGGCCACAGCAAACCCCTGCGATTATTAAACCTGCTGGAGGGAAAATTATACCAGCACCTACTGCAGTTAGAATGACAAAGGAAGCCATTAGTATATTAGCAAGGTTTGATCGGTTGCTTAGGAACACTTTTATTTTGTGCATTTAAACCCCCGTTTGGTGATATTACATTTTACGATACAATCAAGCATAGTTGATAGAGGAAGAACGAATGGCAGATTGGCAAAAAGTAATAGATTATTTGGAACCGAAGGCTCCGTCGTATTGTCCAGAAGAAGCTTCGCTAACGCAGAAGGTTTTTTTGCGGTGCTACTCGCTTGAGGCACTGTTCGGTGGTGCTGCTGGTGGAGGAAAATCATCTGCCCTCCTGATGGCGGCACTTCAGTATGTTGACATTCCCAACTATTCGGCAATCCTATTCAGACGCACATTTGCCGACTTGTCACTCCCTGGTGCCCTCATGGATAGATTCCGCCAGTGGATTTCAAACTACGACGATGTCCACTGGAACAACAACAGTTTTATTGCCACGTTCCCTTCTGGGGCCAGAATATCGTTTGGGTACCTCAACAACACGGGGGACTACCTCAGATATAAGGGCTGCCTACCTAAAGGTACGGAGGTTTTGACGTTTTCTGGTTGGAGAAACATTGAGGATATTGGGGTGGGTGAGTCGGTTGCATCCATGAATCCCACGACTCGTGAGTGGGATTATCGGCCCGTTACCCATACTTGGGTTTATGACCATGATGGTCCGATTTACAGTCCTCGTGATGGCTCTGATGTATCTTTTGCCGCTACAGACAATCACACATGGTGGGCGTCAACTCAGAAGGTTAAAGAACTAAGAAAGTATAGAACCGACGAACTGCCCAAGACTGCTCGTTTCCCACAGGCGGGGGAATTCGTGGGAGGCATTGAGC